GGCATTCCCGAGTCATGCAGGCTTCGGATGGCGTCGGTCTGCACTTTGGTGGCGCGTTCCTCCAGATCGTGCGCTTGGCGGCGGAACTCCTTCATGGCGTCGAGCTTGGACTGCACGTCTGCCGGCAGCTCGATGCGCACGTCGAGCTGCGGGTTCTTCACGTCGTCCATGATCTCGATGAGATCGGATGCCATCATGTTCACCTCTTTGAGGTTCCTGGCCATGGTCACTCGGCCGACGGCGGGCACGCGGATCTCCCATGCGTCCTCGTCGGGGGTGACGATCACTTCGTAGCTCATCTCCACCAGTCCTTTCCTAGCTTCGCTTCGCATTCGCGGTAGATGTCGCGCGTGGTGCTTTCGGGTATGTCGTTGTGGCGCGGGATCGGGATCATCATGCCGTCGAGCAGGTAGATGTCGTGGTTGCCGCCCTTGCGTGCGGATTGCCCGAATTCGAGGCCGTTGGCCTTGGCCTGTTTGCCGATGCGCCTGATGATTGCTTTCCGGTTCGTCATACTGTAAGTCTAACACTAATAGACATAACTTGTCAAATGCAAATAGACAGAACTTCGAAGGGGTTTGCGGTCATGGCGAAGGCGAGGGTGCGCAAGTCTGGGCGCCAGTTCGAGAAGGACCGCAAGGCGTTCTTCGCCCGGTGCAGGGCGGAGCATAGGGTGTGCTGGCTGTGCGGCATGCCGATCGACTACGAGGCCGGGCAGAACACGAGCGACGACTCGTACAACCTCGACCACCTGTATCCCGTGAGCAAGCGCCCCGACCTGCAGCACGACCCGGCCGGGTTCAGGCCCAGCCACACCAGCTGCAACAGGCTCAGGGGCAACAAGGACCCGGCCCAGCCGCTCGGCATGCTCACCCGGCAATGGATCCTCGACGACCGGGAATAAAAATTAAGTAATTTCCATCAGAAAAAACATTTTCCGCGAATCCCGGCAAGGGTAGGGGCGGTAGAATCCTGATTCCGCTTCAGGCCGGCGCACCTATCGCGTGCCTGGTCTTCCTCTCTCCGATGGTTTTCTGATATTTTCGTGCGAATCGACCGACCGGCCTGCTTCCTTGCGTTTCTGCTCGTTATATGCGATTGATGCCTGGACGATTGACGGGAAGTGTTGGCATGGGTACTCGTTATGGGCGGCTCAGAACCGCTGTCGAGCGTTCCATACACGCGCTGAAGACCTCCGGCGATCTTGATCTGGAACGTCAAGCGGCGATGCTGTGCTCGGTGCGTTATCAGGCCGACATGATCGACTCCAGCAAGGGGCATGTCGGATACAACGATTGGCGGACGTTCAACTCGACGTGTTCGGCGCTCGGATTCGACCCAGTCAAGACCGCCACGGCGGCGGCCGCGGAGCCGGCGCAAGTCAATCCGCATAACGACATGCAGGAGTATCTTTCGAAATTCGGGTGAGGTGAGCCATGGCCACGGATTGCGTCATCGAAGGCGAGATGCGCGACCGGACTCATGGCATCACGACGCCCAGGGTGTTCACGCCCCCGCTGCGCCCGCTGGATAAGACCACGAGCAATGGGTATGCGGTCATCGCGTTCGCGACGATGGTTTTGCACGTGCACCTGTACCCGTGGCAGTGCTGGCTGCTGATCCACGCTTTGGAGCTGCTCGAGGACGGCTCCTACCGGTTCCGTCGCGTGATCGTCCTGGTCGCCCGGCAGAACGGCAAGACCACAACGATGGGCGTCCTGGCAGCGTGGTGGCTGTTCGTTGACTCGCAGCGTCATCCTGACAGGGTGCCGCCAATCAAATTCATGGTCGTGGGAGCCGCGCAGACGCTGGATAATGCGCGCGGCCCCTATGACACGGTGAAATCCTGGTGCAATCCGGATCCGGAGACGGATGAGGAATCGACGCTGGCGATCGACGCCCTGCAGCACATGGTGCAGAACATCCGCAACACGAACGGCGAGGAGGCGATCGTATGCAGGTCGAAAGCCAAGTACATTGTCCGCGCCGCGAACAACATCCGCTCCAAGTCCGCCGCTCGCGCCATGTTCGACGAATTGCGCGAGCAACACAACCATGACGGGTGGAATGCCGTGAGCCAGATAACCAAAGCCGTATGGAGCTCCCAACTATGGGGGATCTCAAACGCCGGCGACTATCGTAGCGTCGTGCTCGCCAAGCTCAAAGACACGGGGCGATCATTGGTCGCATCGTGGAATGAGTATGTGGAGACCGGGATTCGTTCGGCCGAGGAATGGGCGAACGGCGAGGACGCGTCATTCGGCTATTTCGAATGGTCGGCGATCGACGGCTGCGAACTGGACGATCTGGACGGCTTACGCCAGGCCAACCCGTCCATGGGCTACGGCCCCATGACCTACCAGACGCTCAAGGCCGATATCAACGGCATGACCGAAGCCTCCTACCGCACCGAAGTGCTATGCCAGTGGGTAACCGCCGACATCAAGCCCTACCTCGACCCCAAGCAGTGGAAGCACGGCATCGACGCGCATTCCATGATCCCCGACAGCAATCGCGTCGTATTGGGCATCGACACGTCGAGCGACCGATCCACCACATACATTTCCGCCGCCGGATTGCGTTCCGACGGGCTGCCTCATGTGGAGTGCATAGCCCGGCGTGACGGCATGCTGTGGGTGCCTAAATATTTGAAGCTGCTGCGTCAACAGTGGCCCGACATCCATGAGGCCGCGATCCAATCGAAAGGCTGCCCCGCCGTCGATTTCGTCGAGCCGCTGACCGAAGCAGGATGGACGGTCCACATGATCGAAGGATTCAAACTCGCCGCCGCGTGCGGACGATTCAAGGACCGAACGCGCGAGAACAAGCTGCGGCACCCGCCTCAGCCGGCGATCGAACAGCAGGTATCGGCCGCGATTACGAAACGCCTGGGCGAAGTCGAAGTGTGGAATCGGGCGAACAGCGCGATGCAGACCAGCGGCCTCATAGCCGAATCCAACGCCCTGTACACCCTCGAAACCAGCGACGGCGAACCCGAGAAACCCAAATACCAGCCCAGCATCGGCGTCAAAGTCAGATTCGCATAACCCGTGAAGGAGGCATGACATGGGATTGCTCGACCGCCTCCTGCACGGGCCGGCGCTCGCCAGCCTCCGCTCCTACGCCGACCCGGCCAACATGGGCGCCGCTCCCACGCCGGTCACGCCGGCGACCAGCCTGAGCAACGTGGACTCATGGCCGAGCGACATGCAGCTCGAGCAGAGCATGAACGGCCTGTACTGCCGCGAATACGCGGTGCGCACCGTGGTCGACTTCATCGTTCGCAACATCGCGTCCCTCCCGCTGAAGGTCTACAGGAAGGACGCCAACGGGGATCCGGTCGAAGTCGACTCGGGCAGCTTCCACCAGCTCATGAAACGGCCGAGCAGGATGCCCGGCGCGAGCCGCTACCGGTTCGTGCAGCGTCTGCTCGAAGACATGCTGCTCGAGGACAAGTGGCTGTGCATGCTCGGCCTGAACGCGGACGGCACATACAGCCTGCGCCGCATGCCGCCCGGCTCCTACCATCTGAGCGCCAACGCGTTCGGCGAGATCCAGCAGGTGCGCATCGACGGGCATGGCGTCATCCCCGACAAGACCTACCCGCTGCCCGACCCGCGCATCATCCTGGACATCGGCTACGTCTCCTCCCTGCAGTTCGGCTCCCCGGTCTCAAGCGTGCTGCAGCCATTGCTCGCCGAATCCCGCGCGCTCATGAGATACCGGGAGAACATCGCCAAAAACGGCGGGCAGATCCCCGGCTACGTATTCCGGCCCAAGGAAATGCCCTGGCCCAGCCAGGACGAATACGACGAATTCACGCAAGGCATGCGCAACTACACGCAGTCCGGAGGCCAGGCCGGCTTCATGCCCACGCTGAAGGACGGCATGGAGATCCGCGCCGTCGAGAACATCTTCAAACCCGTCGACATGAACGACCTCGAGGCCCGCACCAACATCAACATCGCCGTGGCCACCGCATTCCAGATCTCCCCGGAGAACATCGGATTCCGCACCGGCACCAACTCGAACATCGCCGCCTACAAGGAGAAGCTATGGAACGTCGAACTGCTGCCCTACATCACCGCCTTCGAAGAGGCATTGAACCTCACGCTCCCGGACGCCGTGGGCGAGCCTGACCGCTACGTCAAGGCCAACCTCGACAGCAAGCTGCGCGGCACGATGGAAACCCAGTACCAGGCGCTGTCCACCGCGACCGGCCGCCCGTTCATGACCACCAACTACGCGCGACGCCTCCTCGACATGCAGCCGGTCGACGGCGGCGACCAGCTCGTCACCCCCATGAACGTGGAGGCCGGCGGCCAGCCCAGCCCGCAGGACGGCGGCCGCACGCAGAACGCGCAGACAGGCAGCAGCCCCAACGGCAAGACCGGCGAAGCGCTCGCCATGTTCGACGAATTCAAACGCCTGCACCGATACGATGCAGGATTCCAGCATGAATGGGATGCGATGAAAGGACAATCCGATGAAATTTGACCATCTCAGCGTGCAGGCCAAGGAAGTCAAGACGCTGCCCAGCGAGGGAACCGGCATATTCTCCGGCTACGCCTCGACATGGGACCGCGACCTGTACGACGACCAGATCGTCAAAGGCGCATTCGCCGGCACGCTCGCCGACGACTTCCACGGCGACGGCTCCGGCATCCCGATCCACTGGCAGCACTCCGACGACACCCCCAACAGCATCATCGGCCAGACACTGAGCGCGCTCGAGGACGACCACGGGCTGCTCGTCACCGCCCAGCTCGACCTGGACATCCCCGAAGGCCAGCGCGCCTACGAGCTGCTGCAGCGCGGGCTCATCCACCAGATGAGCATCGGCTACATCCCCACGCAGACCGCCTTCGTGCAAACCGCGGGATCAGACGACCCGTGGGACGGCTACCGGGAGATACGCCAGATCAGACTCTTCGAGATATCCCTCGTGCAGATAGCCGCCAACCAGGGAGCCGAAGTGCTCGAAGTGAAGGCCGGCAGAGCGATCAGCGCATCCAACGAATCGAAGATCCGCAGCGCGCACGACGCGCTCGCCGACCTGCTCGACTCGATCAGCGAGACCCCGCAGGATCTCGACGAGAAATCCGGGAAGACCTCCGGCTCCGGGGAATCGGCCGGGGAAGCCGGACACAAGGATTTCGGCCCGTCGTGGGCCGATGAATATAAGGAACTCAGCGCCTTTTTCGCTGGCATCTAAGAAAGAAGAGGATCCGCATGAACATCGTGGAGCAACTCGCCGCCGAGAAGAAGGCGGCACTGGCCATCACCGACAAGGGGATGGAGAACATCACCGAAGACGAGCAGAACGAGCTCAAGGCCCATTACGAGGAGGCCAAGAAGCTCTCCGAGCGCATCAGCCTGTTCAAGTCCGTGAACGAGGATCTGGACAAGCTCGGCGCGCAGCCCAAGCAGGCTCCCAGTAAGGCGAAGAGCCTGGGCGAGCATTACGTGCAGGAGCTGCAGGCCAAGGGCCTGACAGTGCTGGAGACCAAGACCCGCCCGTTCCAGACCTCCGAGTTCAAGGCCGCGTCGGACACGCACGTGGTCGGCGGCGAGGCCGGCGCCTACGGGCCGGTCGTCACCGACATCGACCAGCAGGGCGTGTGGGGCTACGAGTACGCGCTGAGCGTCGCCAGCCTGTTCTCCTCCGGCTCCATCAGCGGCAACAGCATCAAGTACCCGGTGTACGGGGCGTTGGAAGGCGGCGCGAAGAACGTCAAGGAAGGCGCGCAGAAGCCACAGCTGCACCTGCCCGATCCGACGTGGATCGTCGACTCGCTCTCCGAGGTCGCCGCATACTGGAAGATCTCGGACGACATGGCCGAGGACTACCCCTACATAGTCAGCGAGATCCAGCAGCACGCCACCTACAACCTGCAATTGCAGGAGGAGCTGCAGCTGCTGTCCGGCAACGGCGCGAACGCCGACCTCAAGGGCGTCCTCAACCGGGGCGTCCAGTCGATCGCCAAGGGCGCGGACAGCGACCCCGACCGCATCTTCCACGCGACCACGCTGATCAACACCAAGACCGGCTTCCCCGCCGACGCGGTCGTCATCAACCCCGTCGACTACGAGGCCCTGCGCCTGCTCAAAGACGGCAACCAGCAGTACTACGGCGGCGGCTTCTTCGCCGGCCAGTACGGGCAGGGCGGCGTCATGCCCAACCCGGCATTGTGGGGGCTGCGCACCGTCGTCA